ACAGCAACCCTTCTCTTTTTTGTAGCGGTTGCTTTTCTATGGCCGCAGTTTGAGTGGACGTTAAAGATGGTTGCTCGCCACCCTCGGCTATTGGGGCGGTTTTTTGTTGTTTACGTTGACTTTCCGCATCTTGAGCCGCTTTCTGCCCAGCAATAGCGCCTTCACGCTCACCTTCACGCTGCGCTTTTTTAGCACCGATTTGATAAGCAATGTCCTGTACCTGGTCGGCCAGACCAGCTACCGCTTGCAACCGTTTAACAGCAGAGTTATCCACCCCTGTAGGGCGTAGTTGGCCGTAATAGTTTATTTCTTTAGCCATCAAATACCGCCCTGTTAAGATAGACTCGCGGCTTTTACGCCAGTGTCTAATAGCGTAGACGCAGCCTGTATGTTGCCTGTTATCCGCGCATTTTTACCGGCACGTTTAAGTTGCGCCCGTTTCAGTTCACTGCTTAGGGTTTCCATTCCTTCACCCAAGCTAATCTTTTCAGCAGCGGAAAGCGCGATACTTTGGGGCGTACCCTCACCAGCAAGCCCAGACGTAGCCAAGGCCATCTGTCTTGCGGCTAATACTTTGTTTAATTCTTCACGGCGCTGTAGCTCACGTCCTTCTGCTGCAATACGCTCTTGTTCCGCTTGGCGTTGCAACTCATCTTCTTGCGCCTTACCAGCAGAACGTTGCGCTGCCGCTGAGGTGATACCTGTTACCGCTAACACTGCCGCTGTAAATGGATCCATCTAGCTGCTCTCCACTTCAAATTCAATCATCTGTATATGGAACGGGGTGGGGTCAGGAACCGTAAACACCGGCACCTCCTCTCTCGTCCATCCGTCTGTACCGTATATATCGTCAATGATACCCGTTAACACGTCTGGCGGGTTATCCAATGGGGTGTCTGGTGCAGGCCCGAATGCCCTGATCGGCACCGCATTACCGTTAACGTACACACCAGAAGACTCATACACACGGCTGTTAATTCTTACCACACGCTTCAAACGCATCTGGTTCTGACCGCTACCGACATTCGTGTTCAACGGCATCGGCTTTAGTTCGATTGGGAAGTTTAGACCCACTTCAACGCTTGTATAGCCTGTCTCGCTAGACTCTAGGGTTATAGACCCGCTTGAGACCGCCCTAGGCTGCAGTACAACGCCGTCAGCAACAATCTGTACCGTCTGCCCCTCTAAATGATCCAGCCCTGTAAGGACAGTCTGAGAGCTTGTGGGGGCTATCTTGGTTGATGCGTCCATCTTGTAATCGAAGTTCCAACGCTCCAAGAACTTAACAGTCGCGCTGTTAACGGTTCGCTCAGTGATTAGGTACAGGTCTTCGTCTACAACACACACGCCCTTAATGCTGCCGGTGTTCTCCCATCTAGTGAACCCGGTAATGTCCTGAGCGCGGAGGGTGTTAAGGATCACGCCCTTGCCGTCATTGTTTACAAAGAACACCCAGTTAGCATCGTCGCTCTGCGTACCACTCAACAGAGCCATGTCTACAGGCTGTGTAATTAGGTGAGAGGCGAGTACAGACAGGTCTTGTGTAACGTATGCGTCCTCATTGAACGAGAACACGAAGTCTCTAATCGACTTACCGTTACGATCCACAAAGATAGTGGAGCCGTCTACGTCCTGAGTCTCTACGTTTAGCGCACCGTGGGACGTTTGTGGTTTAACCTGCGCGTTTGATGGCGTGACAGGACTGCTAGTAACAGCAAACTCCGCACCAGATGTGAATATCTGCAGGTTACGACCGGGGAACACGTCAACAATGTCGTTCAGTTTACGAGACGAGATGGTTACAAAGATGGCCTCATCGTCATCACCGTCATCAATATCGAAGTCGAAGAACGACCCAGACTTGGAGAAGAACAAAGACTGTGGCTTAGACCGAGTACCGCCAAGAACCAACCGTCCTTCATAGAAACATGCTGTCTTGGGGTAACCTCGGGTAGCCGACCAGATGTCCTCTTTGCGCGGAGAACCGTCTTGACCACTGGGTGGCGTTTTGTTAAACGCGATAGTCTTGCTTGCAGTGCCAGTAGACGCAAAGGCTGAGTACAACTCAAAGTTTTTTGCCGACTCCCCACCCACCGTAATTTTGTATGTGTTGGAGGCAGTGCGATCAACACTAACGCCCGTCTCGCCCATCACCGGCATTTCTTGGATATTGCGCTGGATATTGAATTCTGTAGACGATTGCTGATCCGCAGTAGCGTCACCGGCAAACGTAATGTTCTTAGACGTTACGCCCTCTATGTCTATCTGAAACTTATCACCGGCAACAAAGCCCGTAAGAGTCATTTCCTGCACATCACTAACGGGTGTGGGGCTAGAAGCATCGTTGTAATCGAACTGAGGCACGTTGCTAAACGGTATATCGTCGATAAACCACTCGGTGTCAGCGCCCAAGTTAATCAATCGCTTCGGTATCGTGTTCTCTTGGAACAACAGCGTCACGTTTTCGACCTGCGTAGCGCGCACTTCGGGTACATCAGCGGACGCAATAGTGGTCTTGATGTCCGCTACATGAGTGTTTGGTGCGCGGAATACGCGAATGTTGTTCTCAGTCACGACTAACAGGTAGTGCCGAGCATCCTCTACGCTGAAATCCAGCATCTTGAAGTTAGATGCCGTGGCAGTCTGCTCAATCGGCGCAACTGTACCTACCGTAATTACAGCGGTGGTAAGATCCGCCGCTCCAACCCTAGCCAAGCGCCAGTATCTGGCCGTTTTGCCTATAAACAGTCGGAAGTCCTGCGAGGATATACCCAGCAACGGGACACTAGCCGCGTTAACATAGGTCACATCATCGGTTGAATACTGAATCTTGAACTCGTCAGACGTGCCAGCAGACAAAAACACGTTCCTAACGTCGAAGAACTCTATCGCCTTGGCAGATCCTAGATCGAACTTACAAACCACATACGGGTTTGTCGTGGATATACCGACCGTCGTAACGGATGTCGTGGTGTCGTTGTCATCATTGACGTTGCCAGCCGTCCCGCCATTGGGAACCGTAGGCACCGTAGTATTGCGAGAGAGGGTGTTGATAACAGTCTGCACATACTCAGTACCGGGCCGACGCTTCATCCCACCTTGAGGGACAATGACCACGTTCTTAGCGGTCTGCACACCCTGATAATACTGAGCAAGGTCGATACGACCCTTCAATAAAGGACTAAGCTCGCCACTCACAAAGCTAGATTGGATGAATCGCGTCTTAGCCACGATTAGTACCTAACGTTCGTAAATGGATTACTTTGTATCCTCGTCTGTGGATGCTGCTGAGAGTCCGTAAAACGCGCCATACGGGACGCATTCATATACTCCGCAGCCATCTCTCCCCTTGCCGTAGCACTGTCCCTGACGCTCGTAGCGAAGTCCTTGGCTAATGCGTACTCAATCATCTTGGAGAAGTAGATAGGCCACTCACTCTCAGGTACGTCATAGATGTAGTCGCAGTACAGAGCGGACTTACCATTGGCGTATACCTTGTCGCCATACACTTGATAGCTGGTATTGGGGTATAGCTTGATAAGTACCAGAAGGTCGGTTGGCAACTGATAGATAGACTGCCATTCGGGATCTGCAGGGACATCGGTCGTTAGTGAGATTTGCGCTTTCTTACGAGCGAACCCCCACCGATGTTTGGTCAGTTCAAACTTTACAATGTTGTCGTACAGGTTAGACCCAACCTGCTGGGCACGAGTGTTCCCGTCTAGCGTGTTGATAGGCGAATCACCAACGAGGATCAGCGCGTTACTTACTAGGTCGATCTTACTCGCCATATCTTTCCCTCAAAAAAAGAGCGGGGGGCCGAAACCCCCCACCCAAACTAGGAGTCGCCTAGCGCCGTACCAGATGCACAGTCAATCGCTGTTCCGGTATTACTCTTCACAAACGTGACAGTAACCGCAGCAGCATCGCTATCACTTACGAAGATAACGTCGTTGACCTGCAACTCGTTGATTGCTGGCAAGAAGTAATTCGCGCCAGTAACCGTGGCGATAGAGTCAGAAGACGCATATGCGTATACCTTCTGAGCATCGCCCATCCCGCCAATGCGAGAAAGTTTGTCGTAATCAAAAGCCATGAGAGACCCTCCTTTAAGCAGTCTTGTCGTATTGAACTTTAACCAGACCACCCTCGTCGCGTACGACAGAGCCAGCTTTCAGCATACCGTTGGTCAACCAAGCGGTACGTTCAGCAATCCAGTTGACTTCGGTCTTCATGTCGATACCAATGGCAAGGCCAATAGCAGGACGTTGGAAGAACCATGAATCCACGACGTTAGCCGCTTCAGTCAAACCACCCTCGGTGCGAGTCTCTAGGATGATGAACTGGAAGCCTACAAGCGTGTTGATCTCACCAGACACCAAAGCCTTGATGTTCTGGTAGTCAGCGTTTGTAGCTTTCTCATCGTTCAACAAACCACCCAGACCGCCAGCTTCGATAGCTGCGAACAACTCAGTGTTCGGTACGCCCTGATCGCGCAGTTCTACCTGTGCATCAATGACCTTAGCCATCGTCAGGTTAGTACCGCCAGCAGCTACAGCAGTGGTGAGAGGGGTAGATGCGTCCATAGCGTCGATAACCAACTGGTCACAACGACGGCCCAAGGCACCTGCAATAGTGTTTGCAAGTTCTTGCTTCTCATCGAAGTTAACTTCAGCGGCATCGAAGATGTCCGTGTACTCGGGAGCGTTCCAGTTAGCCAGCGTGGCAGTCTTGAACTCATGAGACACGTCCATTGGCGTTACCAGATCAGAAGTAGACTTCTGGTTGGCAAGTCCTTTGCCCATGCGACGGAATTTGTAGGTATCACCCACAACATTATTACGAACAGTAACACCGCCTTTCAGCAGGCCCATGCCTTGGTAGGCATGTTTGACCATACTGTCAAACTCGGTTACCGCAACAGCGGAAAGATTCTTTGACATTGCTCAGTCCTCAAAGTTGTCAAAATTAATTTAACGAGGCGTTATTGCCTCTCACTCTAAGGTCTTAAACTGAGTACCCGACAGATCGGTCAGTCTTTAACCTAAATCTGTCAGGCCCAAATGGGGTATCCGACGGGTGTAAGATACCACATTTTTCGGTTTGTCAATAATAAATTTAGCCAAATGTTTGCGAATATGGCTTATCACCACCAAATTCTTTCATCATCCGCTGTATTTTGGCCTCATGGCTGCTGTCAATCGACCTCAGTAGCTGTCCGTTCTCGTGCTTCTTGAACATTTCAGCCTCGATGTCATCCCATGTCATACCACCGGGTTCAATGTGCCCGTCGATAGGCAGCTTGGCCGGTGCAGTAGCGCCGATCAACGCCTCCACTAGTTCGATAGACTCCGCGCTGTTGACCGCATAACGCACCTTCTCATAGGTTTCGTTGTCGAGGTTGTTCTTCATGAACTGTTCAACAGTCTTTACACGGTCGGTAGCGTTGTCCCCTAGGCGTTGCATCTCCATCTCGGCAGATACTTCCTCAACCGCCTCACCCTGAGCGATCAACAGTTCCCATGCCTCATTGAATGAGGACTGATTCATGTTGGTCTTTTCGGCAAAGCCTTTGAGCGCGTCCATTAGTTCATCGTCTTGCTCCACTCCCTCCGGCATTGCGTAGCCATCTTTGGGTGCGCCAGTAAAGCCGCCAAACTTCTTCTCTAATTCTGTGTATGCCTTGGCTTGGTCAGCCACGGACTTGTACTTCTCAGCCTTGTACCACTCAGGCGTGTCACCAGCGCCCTTGATTCCTTCCGTTAAGAAGTATTCACCTTCCGAGAGGGTGGGCTCTGCTGCATCAACGAGTGATGTGGGTTCATTGCTTTCAAGGGTGTCGTTTTCAACGGCCTCTGACATTCTTATCTCCAAGGATAGTTAATAACAGCCCGCTTAGGGCTTACAGGTTGGTGCTTGAGAAGGATCTGTACCAGTCTCCGCTCACCGTTTAACAGTGCGAGATCGTTCACGTCTATCCAATCAACGTGTTGACCAGACTTGTAGCAACGAAACGCCCTGAATTTGTGTATGTACTCGAACTTATCAATCCCGTACTGGGTGCCTACCTTCTGCAGCCAGCCCATATCGAACTTGATCTTCTTCAGGTAGTCGGGTTCAGCGCAGACCACCTCGATCTTGCTCTTGGTTGCCCGCTTCTTGGGCTTCACTTCTTCCAGTTCTTCGACTTCTTCCACTTCGCTCATACTTTCTCCGCTTGTTGGATGTAGTGGACGATCATCCTAATGACCCCCGCCTCACCGTTGTGATACGCAGCCTCGTACTCTACGTTCCGCGCCCCGAGGTCAGTGGAGTTGTCTAACAGGAACTTCCTAGTCAGATCCTCCACCACCTTTTGCCCGTCTTCGGTAGCGAAACACCGGCTGTACGCCTTCGTTAATTCAGAGAAACGCTCTCTGGCCTCCGCAGCGGCCTTGTGAGCGCCCTCATTGCTACCCTCTATGCTTTCCCAAGTCATTCAACCGCCTGTAACTGGGGCTGTTGTGGGGGCATCTGGGGCTGCTGTTGAGCCATTGCCTGCTGCGCTCCGGCTTGGATTGCTTCCTGCTTCTCCGTATCGCTACGAACTAGCTCGGATGACATGCCGGTCTTCTCAGCAACGTAGCTTCCGAAGTCCTCAATCTTGAATGATGTGGCAATCAGGTCAGGCCCAGCGTTAGCAGCGACGAACTGCACCGCTTGTTGCAGTGACAACAAGTCCTCACCATCCTGAGCACGGGCGAGGGGAGATGTGAACTTTACTTCCACGTCCTTGCCGTCCAACTCAATCGGCATAATCAGACCGCGACGGGTCAGGATCGACACCACCCTCTTGAGGATAGGTATCAACACCTCAGTTTGTAGCCGTCCAAACGCGGAACCGATGCGCTTCGCTAGTTCTCGACTTTCGATAGCGATCTCGGTAGCGGTACGAACAGGCCCAGCAGGGTCGCGCAGGTCGTTGAACAGCGCCAGCTTGATAGCGTTCTGTAGCTCGGTGATCTCAAACTGTGCAAGTCCGAGGTTCGTTCCTGTGTCCAGACGCATGATTGACGGGTTGCTGGTGTTGTTCGATCCAACAGGGATGACAACGCCCGGTGCGATAGTCAGGTTGTACGGGTTGGTCACACCGTCATCGGTTGCCGTGTACATGCCAGCAAGATCGATAGCCGCCTTCTGCAAGACGAACTCTTTGGCCTTGTTCAGACTGCGTACATCGGGCAGACATTGCATTGCAGGCCCGCGACCACGCACTTCACCGGCTACCTTTGTGTAGCGACCAGTGACCCACGGCGATGTCTCACCGAAGTCCTCGATCCACGAGAAGCGATCCTCGTCGTTCACCCACAGACAGCCGTAGTACCGCTTTGCTTTCGGCTCGAATACCACACCCTCACACACTTTGAGGTCAGCATCGGGTGAGTTCTCGATGATTGCGCGTACAGTCTGGGACACTTCGACGCCACGCCACATCCGCTCGAGCAAACGAGCCTTTACGCTGAACCTGCGCCAGTGCGTCTCGATGTTACCGAATGGCCCTTCCTCGAAAGCGATACCCTTCTGCGGTATACAGTGGAAGACGATAGGGTTCATGTCATCGTCAGTCTCATCGATGCGAAGCGTAGCCGTGCCAATCAACAGATCAAGTGCGGCCTCATAAAACTGCGTGCCAAAGTTACTCCTGTTGATGTAGTCAAAGACAATGCTGCCCTGCTTGTCGAGGTTCTCGCGTACCTGTTGCTCGGTGACACCCACGTCACCTTGTTCGAGTAGCTCCAAGACCTCGTTGCTGGGTTGGAATGCAGCCCATCGTGCCTGTATCGGTGCGATGTTTTCCTGCAACTTGCTGGCAGCCTGTTGAATGGCGGTGAGAGAGGTCGAATCGAATATCCGATCCATCTTCTTCTGGCCCGTGTTCTGCGTCTCGAACAGGTTGCGCTGCGGAAGGAAGTATTCGTACACGTCCGACATCTGATCGTGCCACATGCCCTCGGTGTCGAATGCCCGCTTCTCTCTGCGCTTCATGTCCTTAACAGAGCCAAGGTATTTAGGCGACTTCATGCGATGCCCCGAACGTTGATGCCGCTCAGAATGCTTGCGCGTTGTGCTGCAGATGGCATTGATGCCTTGCTAGCCTTGCCTCTACCCATGCCTGACGCCGCAGCCTTACGGCTTGCCGGTGCTCCTGCCAGCAGTGAACGAGTGCCTAGTTGCCCACGTCGTTGTGCCCGCAAGCGCCCCTCGGTTTCCTCGATTTCCTCATCTAACGCTCTCTCTTGTCGTGCTTCCAACGCCATCTCTCGAGCCTGTGGCTCTGGTTTCTTTGGTCTTAGTGCGCCCATGGATCACCTCGTTAAGTATTTGTACAGTTGATACGGCGTGAGGATAAACGGGTTGCGTATTCCTATCGCCTGTTTGATGTGCCCGACACATGTGTTGAGCATGAATAAACTTCTATGATTATCGCGCACCTTGGCCTTCGCCACGATCACGTTTCCTTCCGATGCGCTGAACTCATCCAACGTCATCAAATCGAGTCCCTCCGATGTCTTGCCATACACGATCCACCGGCCAGCGTCAGCCTTCAGCAAGTAACAATGCTGGTACAGCGGATGCAAAAACCGACACCACCAGTGTTCTCGTGCTGCTGTGAACACCGCGTAAACGTTATCCGAAGACATTGAAGTCTACCTTAGCCGTTTGTGGTGCGCGTTGGATGTGTGCCGGTGATAGGCTCTCTCTCCATCCGAGGGCGAGGGTTTGTAGTGCATCCGCGCCATGCGATGCCCAGTCGTGTACAGGGTTGTCCCTGAATCGACCGGCCTTTTCGTCCCACTCCCGCCGATACGAAGCCACGCAGTTGTATCCTTGCTCCGCCCTCTCATCATCTATCCAGAACCTAGGGAACATACGACGCACCGCCTGTATGCCCTCAGCCTTGACTCGTGGACGTTGTACAGTGCGGAACGATATACCCATCTGCCTTGCTGTTTCTTTGCGTGAGCGTCCCGATGTTAGCTCTCTGACCTCAATGTCGTGCGGTGCTAAGTGTGTGCCCAGCATCACGCCATTGGTGTTTGACCATTGGTTGAGGTATTGGATGTAGTGTTCCATGCCCTTGCCCGTGGCCTCGTAGTAGTGGACTAGCCGGATCTCTTTGCCCACAGACTGAAAGAACCACACCGACATCGCGTCTGCTATCCCTAGATCCCATGCAGTGTGAACAGGGAGTGAGGGTTCGACAGGTAGCCTTCCGATGCGTCCTTGCTCCTTGGCTGCGCTGATCTGGTCGGCGTAGTACGACCCCGCGATCTGTGACTCAAACGACCCATAGAACTCCTGCTGGATCAGAGCCTCCTCCATGCCCTCCGCCCGCTCTTGGTCAATGATCTCATGCGAGATGATCGGTGACCCGTCCTCTCTCTTGGTGTCGTTGACTGTCAGGTTCTCGCAATACCAATCGTCAGACTTGCGAGCCATGTTATATAGCGACCACCCGTGGTTCTTGCCCCGTGGCGTGTAGATGAACGAAGCCCACCCGTCGTTTTCCGCAAGGATCGGCCTGATATACGCCCACGCATTCGGGTCGCACAGACTCCACTCACTAAACACCACCGCCACAGGCGAGCTGCCCACTAGGTTGTCGTAATTGTCTGATCCGCTGAGTTGGAAGGTTGACCCGTTAACCAACTCGATCAGCATTTCTTGGCTGCTGGTTCGCTTGCGGATCTCGTGCGGAAATACTTGGTCTAAGATGTTTCGGCCTTGCGAGTCTATCCCGTTCCAGATCGCACGCCTGGCCTGAGTCTGATATGGGAAAAGGTGCCAATATGTCCCCACCCTCTCCAGCATAGCTTTAGCGGTGAGGTTGAGGACGGTTGAGTCCTTGCCTGCACGTCTATGCCACACCACGCAGAAGCGTTTAGTTCCCGCGTCGTAGGCTTTGAACAGCCCTACTTGATGCGGACGTGGTGTCCACTCGTTTGGGATAGAGATTTCAGGCATCTTTGAATGATTGTACGTTGATCGTTAACGCTTCCCCACCCTCGCCACTTACCTCGACCGCCTTCACATCACCGAGGTACTTGGAAATAAGCTTCAAGCGGATCTCCGCTGATGCCTTTAGCCGACTAGCCGTGGCTGGGTCTAATTCGTTATCCAGATCGCCTAATTTGGTAGCAATATCAACGACTTGCTCGATGTGCTTCTGCTTGGAAAGTTGCTCCCTCAAAGCCTCTTGTCTTATAGCTCGGTTCTCCATCGCCCTAGTTCGTCCCATCTGTCTTCCCCCCAAATATTCTCTCCCACCCATCTTGATAGGCTGGGGTGTTAATGTTGTTCAGCCTTCCGGCGATTCTAGGACGCGAGCCTTTACCACCGAATAGCTCAGGAAAATGTCGTTGCTGGTCAGTCTTTGACAGACTACCTCTGAGGTCTTTTTTCTTCGCCATGCGCGCCAAATACCACGAATGATTAACGGATTGCAAGCCTTATTGTACAACACCCTGCGAAATTAATTTAACTTTTTTTTGCTATACCCCTTGACACTTGAAAACTTTCTTTTTACTATGGCTTCAACAACAGGAGAACGACACATGTCAACACGAGCAACATACCAAATCAAAACCCCTCTCAACACGTCTACCGTATACATCCACTACGACGGTTATCTTTCTGGTGCTGCTGAATACTTCCGCAATGCCATTGATCTCAATCGGATCAGCGGACGGCAATTCCTTCCTTGCTTCCTTTGGGCTAACGAGAATGCCGAAATGACCAAAAGCCACGAATGGCACGGTGATACCGAATACCGCTATGACCTAGAGCGAAAGGCTGGCATTTGGAATGTAACAGCCTACAAGCGCAAGTCCTACGACAGCGACGTTTTCGAGGTCGTTTACGATGGCAACCTTTCAGCCTTCGTTAGCCAACACGCAACACAAGAGGCCGCATAAGCGGCCCCACACCCCCAATCAACAACAACGGAAAACAGCTATGAAATTTAAGATCGGAACCACTTACACCACCCGCAGCATTTGCGACCACAACACCATCGTAACCGCTGAAGTCCTAAAGCGATCAGCCAAGTTCGTTACAGTCAAAACGCAGATGGAAGACTCCAAGCGTTGCGGCATCCTCGTTATCGACGGTGTCGAAACCATCAAGCCTTGGGGTTCATTCTCCATGTGCCCAATCATCCGAGCCGCGTAAGCGGCCCACGGGAGAAAAAAATGATTAATTCTGGATACAAATTAGTGTGCATCGAAGGCGAAACCAAAGGCGACGAAGTCATCCTATCAGCGGAAAAGATGCCAACCGCTATCAGGTTTTTGCGAGCCGCGTCGGATTGGTCACTTGCTAGCGCGGCCAATGAAATTGACTACACCCCCGACCAGCCGGTTTTTGTGGAGTATTTTGCGGCGATGGCTCAGATGTTAGACGAGTGCATATTTAAGGCTAAATATCAGGCGCGGAGCCATTGGTCGCTGGTAGAAATGGATGAGGAGTGGATCTAGTGAAACTACGATACCCCCTCGCCCTGCTACTGGTTGTTCTGATCTCTTGCGTGTCCGAGCAAGACTACCAAGACGCGCTCCATGATGAGGCCGTCTATATTCACGGAGTTTGCACTGGCGTCCACGGGGACTACCTCAACCTTCGCCCTGCTTGCTAACTAGCCACACGTTCTCTTTGTCCTGATCCTCCGGCTTCTCTGCCGGTGGGTTGGGATCGTCAATATCGACCAATTCTGAAATTATGACAGTCACTTGGCAATTATCGCTCAGATTCTTGATTGTGACGTTAGGCATCAAACCTCTCCTCGATGAATCTCTCACGCGCTGTTAGCGTTGCCAAATCCCCGCACGCTTCTTCTAGCAACTTGATGTCCTTGGTTCTGGCGTATTCCGTGAGCAACTGAACCACCCTCCCGCTCAGGAAGTTAAGTTGATTGGCGACGATGTAAGCCGATGGCTCTATCTCCTTCATCATTCCAAGTCTACCTTGTGGATCTCGCCGCGCCACTCGTATTCGCCAGCCTCGTGCTGGGAGTGAACTCGCACGAACTCAGGCTGTAACAACCAATTCTTTTTTATCGACAACAGCGCAAACCCTGACGACCAATTCTTAGGTGCGTCTTCTGCGTAATCGAACGTCGGTTGGTTAGGTTCTGCCATCGTGCCCAATTGAATACCAAGCCTGGTTCCGGTGAAATCGGTGAGTGGCTTACACTCTTGGTGATGCGTATGGCCCGACACCGTATGTACGCCCGACATCAGAGTCGTTCTATGCCCGCCCGTGATGCCTCCACCAATTGGCTTGTGCCGTATCATGATTGGCCGCTCTGCACCCTCAATCCATAGGCTGATGGAAAATATCCACGCAGGAAATTGCTCGCGCAAGGAGAAACCAGGCACCCCTTTGTACTGCGGCAAAGCATCGGCCAACTTCATGTCGAACCGAGAGTCGTGGTTACCCATCACCCAGTAGCGTTTGGAACTGGGCGAAGCCTTCTCGATCTCTTGGAGCCGTTGGTGGACAGCGTTCAACTCATCCTGCACTGTCGGCCTCTCCTCCCACCCCAATGGAGCGTGGCGACTAATGCTTGCGCCGTCCAACAGATCGCCATTCAGGACGATCACGTCAGGCTGTAGCTGTTTTGCCAACTCAACGAAGGCCAAGTGTGCAGTGGTTACGGTGTTGATTTCATAGTGCGCGTCCGATCCAACAAGGATCGTCATATCTTTCTCGACCTTCAACGTTTGACGCACTGACGGGCGTGGTGTTTTGTCTCTTGACAGGTGAGCGGGCACTGAGATGCTCCGACCAAGCGCCTCCTCTGCCCTACGCCGTCGATGGAATACGTTCCTTATCCCTACTTCGTACCGGCTCGCCATGCCCTGAGCGCCGATTGACGAGAACTCAGTCGCAAACACTTCATTATCTTGCGGGAGCTTATTTTTGGCCATCGAGTAATCCCCCACGCCTCGCGTAGTTGTTGGAGACGTGTGCAAAAACCTGCCGTTTTAATCCGTCGTCTCTCTCTCGCTTCGGCTCCGCATCCCACACCTCTTTCATCGCAGCATCCATAGCCTTGACCATGTCAGCAGCCACAGACCTTGGTGACCTCACCCGCACACCCTGCGCTCATGCGCTTTGATCTGCTCTTCCCAATCGGAAATCATCTCGCGGTAATCCGAAACATAAAACTTTACCGAGTCTTTCTTCGTTGCCAACATGTGCTCGACTGCGTCTTTGCCATACCAGTCAATCATCCAGATCGTGTACTGCGCCTCTGCGCTCCCGTGTTTCATGCCGAACCCGTTACAGCCCCGGCACTGTGGGTGAACGTTCTGTTCCTCCAGCGCCCACCTCGATGACGAACCCTTGGGGATAAAGTGGCCGCCGTCCATCTCTTTGTAGTGCTGGATCTTGCCACAAGATACGCAAGCCGCGAACCCTGAGTCATCGGCTGCACTGATTCTTGCAAGTTTTTGCAGGGTCTTCAATGCCTTGGCGCGGAGTGTTGCACTGGTTTGTTTCTTCGCCATCAGACTCCGCACATCCCTTCACACTCATCCATGAAGCTAAAGGTTTCTTGATCCTCTGCCGGATCGCTTAGATCAGCTTCGTCCAGCGGCACTCGGCTGCGATGCAAGTAGAGCTTGTTGCCCTCGCTTGTTTTGTTGATGCCGTCTCGGATCAAATGGTCTACAACTACTGCTTCAGTCCATGACTTTTTATCGTTTGCTTTCATGTCGCGCCACGTCGCGTTGTCGTGATAAGGACAAAAGGTGCAGGCGCTCTTTCGCGGCAGTTCGTTGTATCCGTTATCGCGCATCCACTCCAAACAATGCAGCCTGCTCATTCGCTTCTCAAGCAAAGGCCATCGGTTCTCAATCCATTTGTGCGGAGCCATCTTCATGCGTTGGATTTCATCTTGGCTAATGCCGATCCACTGCTCGACAGCGACTTCTTTGGGCGCTCTTTGGCGTGGCTTCAGTCCAATCAATTCGCGTAGCTTCTTAAAGATCGGCTGAATCTTGTAATCAGATGTGCATTGCCGAAACAACATACCGTCGCTTTTTGCCGACTGCACGAACAGCGGAGGGTTGGGCACCCTAGCCCCGGTTTCAGAACTGGCGATCAGGTCGTCTCGAAGATTGCCAGCGGTAACCCTGTAAATAGGGAATGGCAACTGCGTCTCCAACCAATCTAGCCATTCGTAGATGTGGTCTGGCTCCGCTTGCGTGTCAGCAAAAATCGCGCAGTCAGGCATTGGTGTGATTTGTCCCTTTGCCGCCATCAATGCCATGACTGATGATTGCACCCCCGCCCCTAAACTAATCACTGTCAGCATCAGACGATCCTCCGCTGGTTGGCTTGCTTCGTGCGTTCTGCGTCGAACATTAACTGACCGAGCATGATCTGCTTCTTCAACTTCTCAGCGGTTAAGCTGGCTTGCGCGACTGCTCGGTAGTGGCTTGCCCACTCTCCGGTTGATCTTGTTTCTGTCTGCGCCTTAGCAGCACTTGCCCCGCCGTCCATGAATGCCTTCTGAGTGGCGGCCTCGTAAGACTTAAAACTAGTCTCTGCCTCAATCGCTTCCCGACTTGCCCCCTCCCACTCATTTATACGTTCACTCAACCTTTCTAAGATGCGATCCATTCGATCCATTTTCTCTCTCCCACGTCGTGACATTTAGTGGGGTTTGGTGACCCACCAACAAAATTTATATCGACAGACTGTATTTCCACTCGATCATTTCCCTGTATATGGAGGCTGACCCAGACCCGACCCACTCCCCTGTCTATCTAAAAATAGAGGGGGAGGTTTTGTCACCGTTTACGAGTGTTCCGTTTGGCGCTCCCACTAAAGCGCCCAGCTTTCTGTCAAATTGTCTTTGGTCGTTTCGCTCAACGGGTCAACCACCCGCACGCTTTCGCGCCTCTGCCACCGAAGTGGAGCAAAAAAAAGGGCCGACTCCCAACAACAGGGGAGGAGGAGAGGAAGGGAGCCGACCACAAACTTAAACCGTCCAGCCTTCTAAAAAGATGTCCGGTCGCAAATCGTAAGGTTGCACTTCGCCATCAGACACTTGGCACAATTTAACCACATGCATAGATGGTACCCCACTACGCCGCCAATGTTGAATTTGCTGAGGATAGGTGTCCATCGCCCTAGCCAACGCGCTCACACCGCCAGCCTTCACTCTTAACCTTTCAAATACTTCTGGATTCATTTCATATCTCCTGTTGACTGCCAACAGTACACTAAAAATAATTCGATTAAAAGCTTGATATGCTTAAAAGGTTCATGTTTAATAACGCTTCAACAACAGAGGAAACCAATATGTTCGACGTGCCAAACAGACCGATTGAATCCGACCCGCGCTTTCAAGCGATGTGGGGTGACGCTGACCGCTGCCCAACCTGCGATGATGAACTGCGCGATCTGCACGATGACGGCCACGCATTCCTAGTGTGCCCGACTTGCGATCTTGGCGAACCTGCGAACAACGATGTTAGCTTCAAGCTAAAGTTTTACGGCATGACAGAATGCCAAGGCTTTGATGACGGCATCGTTGACGAGTCACGCGCAGAAATGTCTGAGACCCAAACGTGGTGGGAAGAAAATCTGCACTGGACGATTGCCAAGTACGAAGACGAAAGATATGTCCCCGCCAAGATTAAGGACGGAAACGAATCCAACCAGTGGTTCATATACGCCCGTGGCTACCAGATCGCCTGCATTGTGGAGGTGCCTAATGGGTAGAGTGAAATCCGAACTAATGGTTGATGGGCCGGACGATGATCTGGTCGCCAAACCAATCTCGCAGACGGTGGACAACATCCGCCACTGCGACCTACCAACCAACTCGGTCGAGCGACACGAGTACCTTAGAACCCAACTGAAGGAACTGATGAATGGAATCAAAACAAACACTGATTAATGCGCTCGTGAAAGCGCAGTCTGAGATGTCGCACGCGGCATTCGACCAAACCAACCCGCACTTCAAGTCGAAGTTCGCTTCGCTGAAGTCGGTGATCGACGCCGTTAAACCCGCACTCAATGCCAACGGAATCGCCTTTGTGCAGAAGTCCGTACCAATGGAAGCTGGCATCGCTGTCGAGACTGTGTTCTATGGACACGGTGAAGAACTAGCCACTGGGCCGGTGACCGTTCCTGTTGATCGAGAGAACGCGCAAGGGTTTGGCTCGGCGTTGACATACGCGAAACGCTACTCGCTTGCGATGGCTTGCGGTGTGGCTGCTGACACAGACGATGACGGCAACGCGGCATCGGCTACGCCTAAGCGCAAACCACAGTCAGTCACCAAGACTGTCTTGGAGGAAGAAGGAATAAAAGTCGATGAGCACAAGCGCGGGCAATACGTTGCCGAGATAGCTAACGCGATCAATGCCGACGATATCGGCGGACTGAAAGAACTACTGGCAGAACTAACCGCAGACAGCGAAATGAAGTTAGCTGTGTGGTCTGAACTACCATCACCAATCCGATCATTCATCAAGAAAATGGAGAGCGACAAATGAAACCAAAACACGGATTCTCGAAAGAGATATACGCAATCGTGGAGGCCCACGGGCCACTCGCGTACAACGGCATTCACTCACGCTTGCGCGAACGCAACGTACGCATGTCCAAGGATCAAGTGAAACGCGCCCTTAACAACATGCAACAACGCGACCAGCTTGTGCGATCAGAGCACAACCCGAAGAAGTTTGTGGTCGTGGACTACAAGGATCACAAGGACGTGATTGTCTCTGACCCTATACCAACCCCTCCCGCTGCGGAGAAAACCCCTGAGATCGCAGAATTACCCCCTTCTGAGGGACTTACACAGTTAGACTCAACAGCGATTATTATGATCGCATCCATCGCGGCAGGAACCGCCGCACTCACTACCATCATTTTGAGGTTTGTATGACAGAGAAGGTATTCGCGCAGGGTTTGTATGTGAAGCCGCCAAAGGAAAACTCGCCAGCCTTTGTAAAGTTTGGACTCAGCATCAAGCGGCAGGAAGTCATGGCTTGGCTGCAAGGCCAGTCGGAGGAATGGATCAACTTGCAGGTTAAGGAGGCTAAGTCGGGTAAGTGGTACGCCGAAGTAGACACTTGGAAGCCAGACCCGAACCGAGCGCGACCGTCGCAGCCAGCGCAGCCAGCGGTTTCGAACCCCTTCGAAAGTCTAGACGAGGATATACCTTTCTAAATAATATTGTATGGCGGGAACTTTCCGGGCAGGCGGTAGCGGCCAGCGTCAGCCTCCCCTCGGGGATACGAGAAACAGATGGTGTGCTTGTGCCCGCACAGATTCACACATCAACACCATCAACTGGCCCACTTAACTAAGGAAAGACATGATCGAGAAAGAAGACTTCACGCGGCTGTATAAACCATTCTTCCAGCTTCACCCGTTCAAGAAACGGGACTGGCCGGACGGGTTGGGCGAAGTACATTACAAAGCATTCTGCCGTGACAGCCCCGCCCTCATGCAAGAAGCGATGGGCTTGTTGGTCGAGAAGCTAGACCACTTCCCCACACCCAAGGACATACGGGCGCAGATCACCGCACTCAGTACATCAAAGAGTGAGGGCAACGAAGGCAAGACCAACGGCACCAGTGTCAGCGAGGAAATCGGGTGTCGCTACCTAGAGCACAAACACGGCGTGGAATATAACGGTAAGCCAGTGCCGTGTCCTGATCCCCTCCCGTCGTGGATTAAACAGGAGGTTGACCGGGTTGATGACATGCTCGGCCCTCAGTTCCCCATCAAATCTAAGCTCGGCAACGTAGGCTTTGCCATTGTCCAAAAGGAAAACCGATGAACGACGCACTCAAAGAATTCTTAGCCAACGGTGGTGAGATCCAGCAGTTACCATCGAACGTGCCACGCGACTTGAACGTCTGTCTTAATTGTAAGAACCTATTCCCCACAGCGGAGATGACCAAGGGTAGCCAGCGCCGATGCAAGAAGTGCCACGAGAGACACACGAACTTCAAGACGAGCCGGTAGACTTGTTTTACAAAGCCATCAAAGCGCAAGAAAGACTGCAGCGTGAGTATCTCGATTACAGGTTAGCCAACGTCAGCGCCCCGTTCAGTGAGGCAACCAAGCGGCAGATATGGGAATGGCAACGTCAAAAAAAGACCACTCGGTGGATTGCGGACGAACTGAAGGTGACACGCTACAAGATTCACCTGCTAGTTAAGCGGACATCGTGGCCTGCGCCGACGAACCTAGCCTAAAACAATATCGAGGCGAACCAGACAGCCACGAAGATACCGGCGATCATAGCTGCCACGCAAACCACACTCCCTAACAGCGGCTTCATATCTGGAAGATCAGCCAGATAGCGAGCATGATAGCGATGGGGATGAGGCCAACAGAGACAGCGATGACAATGGCTAGCTGGGTTAGCTCTTTCTTCCTGCGCTTTCTAGCCAACTCCAACTGGCGGATCTCAGCAGCCCTAGCCTTGCGAGCCTCGGCCATTGCCTTCATCGCATCGTCCCACAACTGACCGTTGCCCGAATAAAGGAATGCCTCGCGCACTTGTGCTAACGCATCGTCAGCTTCCTTCTTCGCTAACTGCGCCTTGACAGCATCGGCTGCGCTGAGTGTCTTGGTGTTTTGTAGTCTTTGTAGATCGTGCTGACCCTCGGCTAGTGCGGATAGGTAGCCACTGATCTGGCTGAGGTCTTGAGTTGCTTGAGCCGTTTTGTTTAGAGCAGAGGCGGCCATGTTAAGGCCACTGATGATAGCCCCTAGCTCAAGAACCATTCCTTAGTAAACCCATAACACAGGTTCTGTCTCGCGCATATCAACGTGT